GCGACAAGCAAGTGGTGTGGCGCACCTGCCTGAACGACGAGTGCTGCGCGCCGAACCATCTGAAGGCCGGCACCAAGGCAGAGGAGGGCGCCTGGATGACTCGCAGCGGCCACCGTCGCGGCAAGCCAGAGCGGGCCGCCGCGAACCTGCGCAACGTGCTCAAGATGGCCACGCCGCCCGACGTGGTCCGCCAGGTCGAGGCGCTGTTCGCGGCTGGCACGCTGCAGAAGGACGTGCAGGCGGCCACAGGCCTTCGGCCGGAGACGCTGCGCAGCATCCGGCTGGGCTGCCACGTCAACAGCAGCAAGCGCCAGCAGCTGGTGGCGCAGGCCAGCGTGTTTGCGCTGGGGAGGCTGGCCGCGTGATCGAGTCCGATGCCGCCAAGCTGTCCAAGGGCCGCAAGGCGCCTGTGGGCCCCGACGGGTTCAGCGACCGGGAGCGCGAGCTGCTGACGCTTCTGGCCAAGGGTTTCAGCCTGAACGAGGCGGCCGAGCGGATGACGATCAACGCGCACACCCTGCGCGACAACTTGCGGGTCATCTTCGAGAAGCTGCAGGCGACCACCCAGGCCGAGGCGGTGTACCGCGCGGTCAAGGAAGGGGTCATCAAGTGATCTACCTGAGGCTCCCATATCCGGTTTCTGCGAATGTTTATTGGTCCTCGCGCGTCGTCAAGCCCAAGGGCAAGCCCGCACGCGCGATGACCTACGTGACGCCCGAGGCCGAGGCTTACCGCGAGAAGGTGGCCAAGATCGCCCGTGCTGCCGGCCTGGCCGCGCCGATGGCCTGCCGCGTCGAGATGTGGATCCGCCTGTACCCGGCACGGCCGCAGGACTGGGCCCGCCGCACCCGCCTGAACCCGGCCGCCTGGGATGACGACGTGCGCTGCATGGACCTGGGCAACTGCGAGAAGGTGCTGGCCGATGCGCTGCAGGGCATCGTCTACGTCGACGACAAGCAGATTTGGCGCGAGCACAAGGAACGCATGGAGCCCGACGAGAAGGGCGCCCGGGTCGAGCTGGCCATCCGCGCGATGCCCCCGCGGGTCGCGCCCCAGGCTTCGCTGCTGGAGCAGACGGCGTGACGGTGGTCTGCAAGCCCTGCGGCCCCGGGAACTGGGCGCCCATGCGCCTCGTGTACGTCGGACCGCAGATGGCGCCGTTCACGGTTGCAGTGGGCGAGCGGTTCGAGCTGGGCTGCGTGCGCTGGCGGGTGTGCGAGGTGCTGCCTTGAAGCACCTGTGCCCACTCTGCCGCGGCCCACATCCGCTGAGCAAGTGCCCGGGGTGGATGGGCCGGCAGCAGCCAACACCGAAGCCGCGCTGACGGCGTCCCGAAGCGTTTGAAACTACCGAGAGGTTGATATGGTGCAGACCACCGACTGGTTCCAGCTGATCACCGACCTGATGCAGGCCGGCATCCCGATGCGCCGGATTGGCGAAACGATGGGCTTTGCGCAGCTGACCGGGCAGATGCTGCGGCACTACCGCGCCGGCGTGGAGCCCCTGCACTGGCGCGGCGAGGCGCTGGTGACCTTCTGGGTCAAGACAACCGGCAAGCCGCGCGAGCAGCGCCCGGTGCGCGAGCGTGGCGGCAGGTACCGGGCGAGCATCGTCGGCGTGCGGCCCAGCCATCCCAGCAAGACCGGCCAGGCGCAGGGCGCGACCGCACAACCTGTCGTGCCGGCGACGGCTGTCGCTGTTCCGGCGCCTGAAGCGGCTGCGGCGCCAGCTCGGCGCAAGCCGGGGCCGAAGCCTGGCACGCCGCGCCGGCGCAGGGTGGCGGAGGCTGTGTGATGGCGACCGACCGCGCCATCATGGCCGCGCCCGTGCACGGCGCGCTGTACCACGGCGCCGTGCGCATGGTTACCGAGCGCGACGGCATCATTCTGGGGCTGATCCGGCATTTGCTGCAGCGGAATGACCTCGCGCCTGATGAGATCGAGCCGGGCCGCCTGGAGTGCGTGCACATCTTGGGAACCGACGCGATGACATGGTGCTTGGACGGCAAACCGCTTGCCGGATTCGCGCCGCCCGAGATGCGCTGGGACGACTCCGGCCGCTCGGTTGAGTTTGTGCAGCGGTATCGGGTGCTTCTGTGACTCCAAAGCAGGAGGCGTTCGTCAGGGAATACCTGATCGACCTGAACGCAACGAAGGCGGCGGCGCGCGCCGGCTACAGCAAGCACACGGCCAGCAGTCAGGGCGAGAGGTTGTTGAGAAATGCTGAGGTTTGCGCAGCCGTGAAAGCAGCGCAGGCGTCGGTGGCAGAGAACAACGGCATGACGATCGCCGCGCACCTGCTGGCGTTGAAGGAAATCCGGGACGCGGCGCAGGCTGAAGGTAAGTACTCGGCCGCCGCCAGCGCAGAGATCGCGCGCGGCAAGGTGGCCGGGTTCTACATCGAGAACGTGAAGATCGAAGACGTCACCGACCGGGCCGAGCTGATGCGCCGGCGCAGGGAGGCCCGCCTTGGCAAAGGCTGATCCGCTGGCCGAGGAGATGGACCAGTACGCCGCCGACCCTGCCGGGTTCGTGCGCGACGCCTACCCGTGGGGACAGGGTCCGCTGACCAAGCACGCCGGGCCGCGGCAGTGGCAGCTGGACGTGCTGAACGACATCGGCGCCCACCTGAGCGACCCGGCAACGCGGTGCACTCCATTGCGCTTGGCTGTCGCGTCCGGCCACGGCATCGGCAAGTCGGCGCTGATCGGCATGGTGGTCGACTGGGCGATGTCGACGTGTCCGGAGACGCGAGCCGTCGTCACCGCCAACACCGACACCCAGCTGCGCACCAAGACCTGGCCCGAGATCGGCAAGTGGACGCGCATGCTGATCAACGCCGACTGGTGGCGGGTGCCGGCCGTCTCCATGTACGAGGTGGCGCACGAGAAGTCCTGGCGGGCCGATGCGATCCCGTGGAGCGAGAACAACACGGAGGCGTTCGCCGGCCTGCACAACGAAGGCAAGCGGATCCTGCTGGTGTTCGACGAGGCATCGCCCATCGCCGACAAGGTGTGGGAGGTGGCCGAAGGTGCGCTGACCGACATGGACACCGAGATCATCTGGCTGGCCTTCGGGAACCCGACGCGCAACACCGGCCGGTTCCGCGAGTGCTTCGGCCGGTACCGCGCCCTCTGGAAGACCCGCCAGATCGACAGTCGCACCGTGGAGGGCACGAACAAGGCGTATCTGGACGAGATGGTGCGCACCTACGGCGAGGACTCCGACATCGTCAAGGTGCGGGTGCGCGGCGAGTTCCCGTCGCAGAGCGTTGCCCAGTTCATCGGCGCCAGCGCTGTTGAAGCGGCGCAGGCCAGGCGCATCCATATCGTCGACCCGATGGCTCCGCTGATCATGGGCGTGGACATTGCCCGGTTCGGCGACGATCAGTGCGTCATCCGTGGCCGCCAGGGGCGCGACGGGAAGCCATTCAAGCCGATCAAGTGGGGCGGAACCGACATCGTCAAGTCGGCCGAGAAGATCGCCGACGCGATCCAGCGCCTCAACCCGGACCAGGTCAACATCGATGGCGGCGGCATCGGCGGGGCCGTGGTCGACATACTCAAGGGCTGGAACTACAAGGTGACCGAGGTCAACTTCGGCGCCGTGGCAACCGATGAGAAGCGCTACGCCAACAAGCGCGCCGAAATGTGGGGCGATGCCCGGGAGTGGCTGGACACCGGGATGATCGATGACGACCAGCAGTTCGGGGACGACTTGATCGGGCCCGAGTACATGATCGACAAGAACGGCCGCATCCTGCTGGAGAGCAAGGCAGACATGAAGGCACGCGGCCTGGCCAGCACGGACGACGGCGATGCTTTCGTCCTGACGTTCGCTCAGCCGGTGCAGCGTAAGGACGCGAAGACCAGCCGCAACCGAGCCAACGCGCCGAAGGCGGCGGTCACGAACTACCGCATCCTGGGCTGACCGGGCCAGCAAAAGCACAACCCATTTTCCGGGTCCTGGCGAATCATGCCGCCACTTCACAGTGGGTCCGGGACATGACGGTCGAAGCCGACACCAGCAGCGCGCAGTATTCGACCAACGGGACGACGGGGCCATTCGCGGTCCCGTTCTACTTCCTGGCGGCGTCGCATCTGGAGGTGGTCTACACCACGGCCGCCGGCGTCAGCACCACGCTGACGCTCACCACGGACTACAGCGTCTCAGGCGCCGGCAGCTCCTCGGGCGGCTCGATCACGCTGGTGACGCCCTACGCCTCGGGCGGCCGGATCTCGATCGCGCGAGACGTGCCGTTGACGCAGCTCACCGACTACGTGGCCGGCGACGCTTTCCCGGCCGACGCCCACGAGCGAGCGCTCGACAAGCTGACCATGATCGCCCAGCAGCTGGACGAGCAGGGCACAAGGGCGCTACGGGTGCCCGAGATTGGCACCCTGCCTGAGTTCCCTGCCGCAGCTGACCGGGCGAACAAGCTGGTGTCGTTCGACAGCGACGGCAACCCGTCTGTGACGGCGCCCAGCGCCGGCACGGCGACGGCCCTCGCGGCTGATCTGCTGGACTCCAGCAGCATCACCAAGGGCGCGGCCCTGGTCGGCGCCGGCCAGTCGCTGGCGTGGACGCCGGGCCCATTCGTGGCCAACGCGATCCGCAACTACACCTCGCCGCTGATGTTCGCCGGCTGCCCGGTCGACGGCACGTCGGACGCCAGCACCTA